CGCGTATCGTGGTATAATCACGGTAAGAAAACTGCTAATGGTGAAAAGTTTAATCCACACGTCTGTACAGTAGCTCATAAAACACTTCCGTTTGGAACACTCGTGCATTTTTATAATCCAAATAACGAGTCTTCTATTGTCGCCAGGATCAACGATCGCGGTCCATATATAAGAGGAAGAGAATTTGATATAACACAAGCGTGCGCAATTAAATTGGGTATGAAAGATAAAGGCGTTGTGAAACTCAAGATTAAAGTGATAAAATTATAAGAAGGAATATTTTATGGGTATTATTAGATTTAGTGATGATGAAGTTTTTAGTACTGATAGTCATGAGTACGACATTCTTGTAAACGCTGCTTTAAGAATTAAAGATGTACCGGGCGCTATAGTTGAGATAGGAACTAGGCGCGGCGGATCTGCTAAGATGATCATTGATGCATTACATCAAAACGCAGATAGTAACAGACACATGTTTTGCATTGATCCGTATGGTAACATCGATTACGAATACACTAACAAAGCTGCTGTAGCACACAATATAAATGTTAATTTGACAGACGATGTCGAAGAGATGGTATCAACTGATATTGTCAATAAAGTTAAATTAAATTATGATAATAGTATGCGTAATAGGATTGTTCCATCGCTGTATTATTATGCCTTTCAGAAAGGTATTGATTTCCAATTCTTCTTTCTAGAAGATACAGAATTTTTTAACAGGTACTCAGATGGTGTGCCTGTGTATAATAATGTAAAGAGCTTAGTAAATGACTATTCTCTAGTATTTTTTGATGGACCACATACGAATGGTGCTATCAAAAATGAGATTGAATTTTTTGAACCCAGGATGAGTAAAGGTTCAATCATGATCTTTGATGATATTTGGATGATGGATCATGATCGTGTAGTAGAAGAATATATATTTCCAAGAGGTTGGTCTGTTTTAGAAAAAAGAGAAATCAAGGCTAGCTATATCAAAGAAGACAGTTGACATTATTAAGTAATGGAGTTATAATATGACAAAGAAAAAGTCAGAAAATGAAACAGACGATACTGAGAGTGATGCTATGGAATCAACAAAACTTTATTTAGTTAATGGATTGGTTAGGGCGCAGTATAACCCGACATCATATAATGAGTCAACAGTTTGGAAAATTGTTAGGGCTAATAGTTATGATGAAGCTATGGAAAAATTTAGGAAGTACTTTTCTGATCTAAGCGCGGCAGAGAACGTTAATTACGTAATACAAAGTTTAACAGCCTCGGAAGAAATTCAATGAACCAGTATGTAGTATATACTAAAGCTGGTTGTACTTATTGCAATCGCGTAAAATCTGTTTTAAAATCGCGTGGTATAAATTTCCAGGAACTCAAGTTAAATGAAGATTTTACCCGTGAATATATCTTGGAGAAGTATCCATACGCTAAAACGTTTCCCATCGTTGTAGTTGATGGATTTTATATCGGCGGTTACGATCAATTGATCGTAAAACTAAATGAAGAACTAGTTAACACACAAAAATTACTTAATGAGGATATGTGATGCAAACTTATAATCGTGACACGCTACTAAATGATCTGCGCACTAACGTAGTAGAAGTCACTTTTACTAAAGCTAAGACTAATGAAGTTAGAGTAATGCGATGCACATTGATGCCGCAATATCTACCCAAGTCATACGCTGAAGAATCAGATCAAGAATCTGAATTTCACAAGAAGAATGAAAATGTTATTGCGTGTTGGGATGTACAAAAGGGTGGTTGGCGATCATTTAGAATCGATTCTGTGACTTGGTGTCAGAATATTGAGGGGTACTAGAATGGAAGAACAGACTGAAAATTACTGGGGTTATCACGCTATCGTTGATCTAGCTGGATGTAACCTTAACGCTATTACCGATCGTGATAATATCTACAATTTTGCTAAGCAGTTAGTAAAAGATATTGATATGGTTGCGTACGGTGAACCACAGATCGTTAAGTTTGGTTCAGGTGATAAAGTTGGATACACACTAATTCAACTAATCGAAACATCTAATATCTGCGCACACTTTGTAGATGAGTACTGTGAAGTCTATCTAGATGTTTTTTCGTGTAAGCCGTTTGATCCTCTAGTAGTTGAAAATTTAGCTTCACGTTATTTTGGTGCTAAGACTGTGCGTCAAGCTTTTATCAAGCGTAAAGCTTCAGGAGAAATAAAGGAATAATTATACTATGGGATACGAAGAGAATGAGATTTCCGCTAACGCGTTTGGCGGAACTGAAATTACTAAGAGAAAGCTCGGCGCACTTATTGATCCGGATTTATTGAACAATTTTCAAATCATTTGTTCTAGACCGCGCGAGCTCGAGCAGAACAAGATTAGAATGTTTTGGTGCCATGATCTTCCCGGTGATCCAGAATCAGCAAGATTTAAAGATGAAAATTTCTTAAGAAGCATTCATAAATTTATTTTCGTTAGTAATTGGCAATACGAACAGTATCGTTTATTTCACGGTCTACCGTACGATAATAAGTCAATTATCATTGAAAACTGGGTTGAACCGGCTCCTGAAGAGAGGGATAACTTAAATCCGCCAGATGATGGAAAAATCCGTATCGTGTATACTTCTACACCCCAGCGCGGTCTAGAAATTCTTGTTCCTGTATTTGAAAAACTAACAGAAATTCATCCAGAAATTCACTTAGATGTTTTCTCAAGTTTTAAAATATACGGTTGGGATGAAGCTGATAAAAATTACGAGCAGCTTTATGATCGTTGTCGCAATCACCCACAGATCACTTATCACGGATTTACACCACACGAGCAGTTACTAGAACATCTCAATAAAAGTCATATCTTTGCCTATCCTTCTATCTGGCAAGAAACTAGTTGCAGAGCTCTAATTGAATCAATGTCAGCTGGGTTGATTTGTGTGCATCCCAATTATGGTGCGTTACCTGATACATCAGGCTCATTGAATATAATGTATCATGGTCATCATGATATGAACGTACACGCTAATATTTTTGCTAGTTATCTAGATGCAGCGATTAAATTGTATAAAAGCAATGATCATCGTAATATAGTAAGTTACAATAAATTTTATATTGATTCTAGATTCGGTCTTAATAGAATTAAGAATATGTGGGAATCTCTTCTTAATAATACACTTAAACAGTATCCAACTGAAGAGAGCAGGAAAATGGCTGAAGAAATGTTCGTTTATAAAACTATTTAAGAATGTAATATTCAATGTCCAACAATGTTATTAGTTTCCCAACAAAAAATATCAATAACAATCCAGAAACACTTGAAGATGTTGAAGACAATATCGAAAATATTAAGATGTATCACGTCCAAAGAACAGTCGAAACAATCATTCCGTGGTTGTTTGACTGTGTAACAGCTAGCGGTTTTGAACCGTCTGACGAAGAAACTGGCGACGAAGTTTATGCTGGTTTTATGGTAGAAAGTATAAGAGCTTTATTATATAAATCTTGCGATATGTATCATCCGTTTCATGGAATAGCGGAAAAGATGATAGTAATGTCTGATAATGGGGGTTTGAAACTAGCTTCAGGAACACAAATAACTATTGACATTCCAAACCAAGAATAATATAATATAATATCTTAAATTTATATCGGTGAAAGTATTATGATCGTTTTAGATCTTTCTCAAGTTATGTTATCAAATATTTTGGCTCAACTCGGTAATCATACTAATGCTAAAGTAGAAGAATCTATGGTTCGACACATGGTGTTGAATTCGATTCGTAGTTATCGTACCAAATACGGCAATACGTACGGCGAGCTCGTTATTGCATGTGATAATAAAAACTATTGGCGTCGTGAATTATTTCCTTACTACAAAGCGAATCGTAAAAAGAATATTGAAAAATCTGAATTTGATTGGAAAAGTATCTTTGAATGTCTGGGAAAGATTCGCCAGGAACTTAAAGATTATTTTCCTTATCGTATCATTGAGATTGAGACAGCTGAAGCTGATGATATCATTGGTTCACTTTGTATAAAGTTTGGAGTCACTGAAGATGATTGGTCTTTTGCTCAATTGAATCAGAAACCAATTCTCATTCTCAGTGGTGATCATGATTTCATTCAGCTACACAAATACACTAACGTCGAACAGTTTGATCCAGTGAAAAAGAAGAAGATTACTCATAAGAATCCAAAAGTTTATCTCAAAGAGCACATCATTCGTGGCGATGTAGGAGATGGAATTCCAAATTTCTTGTCGCCGGATAATTGTTTAGTTCTTGGTCAGAGGCAGAAGTCTGTCATGACTAAGAAACTAGATCAGTGGGTTAAACAAAATCCAGAAGAATTTTGTGATGAATTACAGCTTCGTAATTATCGTAGAAACGAGCAACTTATTGATCTGAGTAAAATTCCTGAAAACATATATAACAAGATTATAGAGAGTTATGAGTCTCAGAGCAATAAAAAATCTAAAGACTTGATGGGTTACTTTATGAACAACAACTTAAAGATGCTAATGGAGAGTATCAATGAATTTGTATAGTGGAGCAGTTTCGTAAAATGACATTAAGCGTATCAGAGATACTCGCGAGTATCTCTAAACTTAGTACGTCCGAAGAAAAAATAAACGCTTTAAGAAATAACGCAAGCCAAGCGCTTTATACGGTACTAAAGGGTGCATTAGATCCTAGCATTAAATGGCTCCTCCCGGAAGGAGCTCCTCCGTACAAACCAAACGATCTCGTCGATCAACAGGGTGTGTTTTATAATGAATACAAGAAACTTTATCTTTTTGTTGAGGGTGGTAATCCCAGCCTTAAACAAACAAGAAGAGAGTACTTGTTTATTCAACTATTAGAATCTCTTGATCCAAAAGATGCAGAGCTTCTTGTTTATACCAAAGATAAGCTTTTTCCTTACAACATTTCACGCGACGAAATTGAAGCGGCTTTTCCGGGACTAATCTAATGCGCAAAAATTCTAAAAAGTATACTGGTTACGATGAAGACTACGAGGACGAGTGGACTAGCAGGTCCGCGGCTTCAAAGTATTTCGAACGTCGAAAGAATAAGAGACTCATTAATGCGATGAGATCAAGAAACGTCACTGATATTCTCGAACTTGAAGATGATGAGGATGATGAATAATGCCAACTTATCTTTTTAAGAATATGAGTACTGGTGAGACGTTCGAGGAGTTTATGTCAATCACTGCCAGAGAGGAGTATCTAGTTAATAATCCGGACTTAATTCAACTAGTCAATAGCGCTCCTGCTCTCGGTGATTCTGTGAGATTAGGACTGAGGAAACCAGATGATGGTTTCCGGGATGTTCTTAAAGAAATTAAAAATAAGCATTCGGGAGGACTGAGCGCGTCGACCATTAATACTTTTTAGGAGTACATATGACGCCTTCAGAAAAAAGAAGAACAAGAAAAGAAAAACAAAAAAATAGAAATTCTAAACCAGTAGGTGAGGCGTTAAATTTTTCATTAAGTGAAATAAAACCACTAACAGAAAATCAAAGAAAAGCATTTGTTGCTTATAAGGAAGGTATGCATCTAATGATGCACGGTATCGCCGGTACCGGAAAAACCTTCCTTTCTTTTTATCTATCACTCAATGATCTACTAAAACCTGATACTGAATATAATAAAATATTTGTTATAAGATCAGTAGTTCCAACAAGAGACATGGGATTCTTGCCGGGTTCAAATAAAGAAAAAACAAAAGTGTATGAAGCTCCGTACTACTCTATATGTTCTGAACTTTTTGGTCGTGCTGATGCGTATGAGTATCTAAAGACTAAAGGTCTTATTGAGTTCATGTCGACATCTTTTATTCGTGGTATAACACTCAATGATTGTATTGTTATAGTAGATGAGTGTCAGAATATGGACTGGGGTGAATTAAGTTCTATCATAACTAGGATAGGGAATAACTGTAAGATACTATTCTGTGGTGATTATAGACAATCAGATTTTAGAAACAGAGAGAAAGAATCTAAAAAAGATATTGTTAATTTCATGAAAGTTTTACAGAACATGGATAGATTTTTTTCTTTTGTTGAATTTCAATCTGATGATATCGTAAGAAGTGCTCTTGTGAAAAACTTTATTGTAACTGTTGATGACTTAGGAATGCAATTGTAATGAAATTTCAACACCAGTTTGTCGATATACCACCCGCTGAGCGAGTCGAGATAGACGGCAAGAGGTACTACAAAACGACCGATGGGATATTCCCATCGGTCACTTCTGTTCTTGGTTCTAAGCTTGATAAGTCTGGCTTAGAACAATGGAAGAAGCGCGTCGGTGAAGAGGAAGCTAATAAAGTTTCTATTCAAGCTACTAACCGCGGGCGAGAAGTTCATGATCTGTGTGAGAAATATTTGCTCAACGATCCGAACTATCGTGCCGGTGCGATGCCGGTTAATCTGTTTACTTTTAATACGATTAAACCGTATCTAGATTCTAGAATCGGTAAGATTTTTGGTAT